ATAAACGTAACCCCACCCGGTAAACTGTCCACATCTCTATTTTTCATGTAGCTAGGCACTTGTAATGGTGGTTTTGTCTGGTAATCAATGCCCTGTGCCTTGCGTAACTGCTCATGTTGCAATTGTTTTATGTCACCTAATGACTCCATACCCGGTGAATTGCCATAAATATCGCCACCTGCTACGCCCCATCTGGGAATTACTGCCGGAAACTCCTTAAATCCGCTTTCTCGTAACACCTGATCGCCATCACTGCCTGTTTCAAAGTAACAAGACTTATATGCCATATTCATATTGTCTTTTTTCTTGTAGTCACGCTCTCTATCATCCCTTGGTTCTATAGCGTGTACCAGTGTAATCCAACTATCTAATGAACCTCTGTCGTACAAGTTCTTAACAGACGTTGAACATTTGTTATATCCAAATTCTCTTACAACTTCTCCTACTGTTTTTTGAAATTCTCTATATAAAGTATTAACTCTACCTTGATAATCAGTCGCTATTGCATATTCTCCTATAGTTACAGGGTAATGATGTATAGCGTTTTTGCTATCGGGGAGGATAATAGAACCAGCAGTGCCAAATGCTCCCAACTCTTCGTATATTCCATGTAATGTTCTATATGTATTAGATTTTTGAAACACTAATTGCATTCTTTCCGTTACATCGTTCAGCCATAACTTTACAGGTGCAAAACTATTTAATTCTGGATCAGCAGTAGCAAGCCTAAACCAAGGTCTTGCAGGGGATGTTGCACCAGCCATCATGCCAGCACCCAGTGTTCTTAATGCTCTTGTACCAGTGTTGTCATATATAGAATTATGCCTTCTATGCCCTTTATTTCTATCCTGTTGAAAATATCGTCCATTTCTTGGTAATAAATATGTCGTGACTTCTTGCCAATGTGACCACCATGTAGCTCTTTCAGACCTAAGATGACCCCACCTTGTTATAAGTTTTTCTTTTTTTGTTTTCATTAATTAGTTTCCTAATAAACTATTACCACCTAAATTTAATACTGATGGATCTACTCCAACTTGACCTGTTAATAAACTACCTCCACTAGCATCACCTCTTCCTGTAGATTTTTTAGTTTTACCTTTAGCTACTGCTTGTGCTACAGGGTTTACTGTATTACTGCCACCAGTTAACACTGTTGATGCTGGACCTTGCTGTGCTGCTTCCTGACTTCTACTAATTATTGCCTGCACTTCTGGTTTTTGTTGGTTTGCTTGGTTATATGCAATCTCAGCACGTTGCGCTTCTGCTTCAGCAGTTTGTCTAGCTTGTTCATTAGCTTTTCTTTGCTCTTCTAATGCTCTGTTTTGCGCTCGTTTTTGTTCGTCTGCTGCATTCTTTGCAACTATTACTCCAGCCGTACCTACTGCTGCTACTACTGCTGATACTGCCATGTCATAACTCCTTAGAAAAAATAATGTCTTGTACACCATATTTTAATCTCGGCAATATTGCACTTAAAGAGGTGTTTTCTTTAGCGTGCCATAGCATTAGTTTGCATCCGAGAGATGTAGCGTGTTTTTCTGTTTCCTTAATTAACTTTAAACCTGCCCTGCTACCTCGCATTTCTTTCTTGATATACAAGAGATCATTCTGAGCTAATACAAGATCGGCATAATGTGGATGATTAAGAACAAAATTAACAGAATAACCTATCAAAACATCATCTTGCCATGCCGATAAAATAAACAATTGATTAGCTTTTTCCAAATTATGGTAAGCTTTTTCATCTGGCTTTAGCTTCATAATTTGTTTGTTACGAGCAATCTCTTCGTAATGCTCTTCAAACAAAACATTTGCCTGTGCCAACATTTCATCAACTGTGGCAAGTTTGATTTCCGTTTTGGATATCCTACTTTTGTCAAGATTACAGGTGGATTCCTTAGTTACGGTCACACTAGTCATAAAGGATATTTAGTAACACAATCAAATATTATATGCACTCTGTCTGTCGTGCCAACATTGTCTGCTGTATGTACTTTCTTATGGTTAAACCACCAAACCTCACCTACCTCAAATTTTTGCTTTTGATTTCCGCAAGTTTGGCTACACCATTGGTTAGATTTAACAACAAGATGAAACCTTTGATAGTGATCTGCATACGTTCCCTGATCGTTATGTTTAGTTACATGGCCACTAGGCTTCAAGTTTACTATAAGTACCCTTCCCATATCTTTTACTTCTAGCTTTTCTAATATTGGTCGCATCAATGGCACTAACGCAGGTTTTAAATATTCCATACATGGGTAATCATATGATCCTGTATCCCATAAAACGTAGTATTGGCTCATTTTTAGTGGCCCTCTGACGTATATCGACTCCGTATCCTTATGTGGTGATCCAGTAAATTGTTGTCTTATCTCTATTTCTTTCCATAATTCTGGTTTTGCATCTAATAATTTAAGCAATGGTTCTACATCTAGACCATCTGCTATACGAACAAAGTTAGATTCCTCTGTATGGGTCATAATCTGCCTTGTATGTAGATTTTTTACGTCTTTTGATGTATATATCCTCTGGTACTTTCTTGGCTACTGGCAAGGCAAAGGTTAACGCTAACGCATCAGCCAGATCTGGTGACCCTGCTCCCTGCAATCTCTTCTTTATCTGATCCTTGCTTTCCAATACACGTCTACCTACGTTGTCATACCAATATATCGGTGTCGCTAGTTCTTGTTTTAACGCTACATCGTTTGGTATTGCACCACCCTCCTCTATCCATTGCTTCATTAACCACCACATCTCACTTCTACGGTTTAGGTATTGCTCTGGTTTACTTGCTTTACCACCAAATGGTATCTCGATTACGTCATATGACAGTTGTCGTAGTCTGTCGATTACACCACTGCCTGCACCTGCATCACAAAACACTGCATCTGGTTTATGTTCTTCTATCTGGTTAGCTACTCGTGCTGCTAGTTCCATGTTGTCTATACCTCGATATACAACTGGTTTAAATGCTTGCTTACCTTGCCGTCTAAACACTACAGAACGGTCATCTCCAAACCTTGCAGGGTCAATGCCAAGGATTATGGGAAACAATCTGACATGGTCTGCCTGATATATGCGTTTTGCTGCATCCTCAGTATCTGCCAATGCAATTAATTGGTCATCACCTGCTGCACTAAAATCACATAAATACTCACGAGCAAACGATGTCTCACTCATATCACGTTTGAGACGAGTCACCTCGTTGTGATGCAAACTATCTGTATCAAATACTGTGTATCTAGCTGCTGCCCAATCGTCCTCCTCTATAGCTTTGTAATACAACTCAGAAAACAAGTTAATGCCTTGTGGCGTACCAATAAACAATGACCATCCAAGACGGTCAGAGAGTGCTGGTTGGACAATATCTGACCATAGTTCGTTTTTAATCTGGGCAACCTCATCTATTACACAACCATCTAATCTCATACCTCGTAATGCATCTGGATTATCACCACCAAACAATCTAATAATCGCACCATTATGTTTAAACCTTACTGATAGTTCTCCTTCGTTTATCTCGATTACAGACTGCCTACGCAATGGTTCAAGCTTGCTCTTTAATCTTGCCCATGCAATTGCTTTTGCCTGCCGTAAAAACGGTGCAACGTACACAAACATACCTAGTTCTTTGTCTGTCTTAATCGCTTTATCTATTAGCTCCATAATGGCTAGTTCTGTCTTACCAGATCGCCTGTGTAATGCGTAAACACTAAATCTTTGTTTCTTTAAATGACACTCCTTTTGCCACGTTCTGGGAGTGTAATCAAGGCTTATGTTCATCCCTGCGGCAGGCCAGTACTGATAGTTAAGTTAATATCTCCTTTTGCTTCTACTCCTACACGATCTCCGTAACGTTGCGGAAACCACTTGGACAATAGTTTCAATGCAACATCACTTTTGGCCTTCTGGAGAGCTACCCAACCGGGGTCTATGCGTGGATTATCCCCTCCTATCATCTCAGGAGTTTCGCTCATGATTTCCATAATAGAATCCGCAATCATATCTGATCCAACCTCGCGCGCACGCACGAAGCGTTCATTAAATTCTTTATCTTTATTCAACCAATTGTAAATAGTAGTAAAAGCAGGTTTACCTTTTTGCCTGCAATAAGAACGCAAAGTATTGCCAGAGGAAATCCAAAACAAAACTTCTTCAATAATTAAAGGATTAGGTTTTTCTGTAGGTCGTCCTAGTTTTGAAGATTGTTTTGTAACGGTCTGGAGTTTGCCCACGGATTTGGTATTTGCAGATTTTGGCAATTGTCCCTCTTGGTAAATTAAAGATAGTGCTAAGAGTACCGTAACCTAACCCTTCTTCGTTTAAATCTCTGATAGCATCTATGGTTTGATCAGAAATTTTGCAATTATGGTGGCTAGATCCGATACGGTAACCTTCAGAATTAACAGCAATGTATTCTCTGGTTAACTGAGTAATTGCTGTCATTTAGCAATAATAAATTAATTAAAATATAAGAAAAAATAAATAAATATGCAATGTTTGTAATTAATTAGTTGACATCTGATGGATTATATGCAACACTATAAATATCGGCTCGACTGCCGATTTGTCACTTACTAATTTAATTAACAACACAATGACACAGTTCAACTTTCCAACAAGACTTGCAGATCACTTAGAGCAAGAAATCTACACCAAGCTAATTGCAGAGGTGCAATCTAATGTAGATAAGTACAATGCTATGTGGTCAAAACGTGAGCAAGAGGGCAAAACTTTCCATACTAAACAGACATGGCATGGCGAAGAAA